CCGCCGCGATCTGCGTCGTGAGTGCGCTCGCCAGCGCGCCCATGAGCTTCTTCTCCTGCCGCTGCCGCTGGTGATCCGTGATGTGCTGCTTCAGCATCTGCAGCGCGCCGACATCCGGATCCGTCCCGGCCTGCTCCTGCGCCAACTGCTTGAAATGGATCAGCAGGTGCAGGTCATCGTGGTCCTCGGGCCGGATCGTGACGTCCTGGCCCTCCTGCATCAAGGTCCACTCCGCTTGAGGCGTCTTCGGCCCGCCCATATCGGGAGGCTCCGGCACCAGGTCGGCGAAGTTCGGATCACCCAGCGCCTTGTGCACCTCGGCGGTGACCTTCCACAGCGCCCGCGGATTCTGCGCGATCAGCGGATTGCCCAGGTCGAGCTGGTAGAGCGTCATCTGGCGCTCTTTCTGCGCTTCGCGCGACCAGACGCTCGTCGCGAAATTCAGTTTGAAGTCGTACTGCCCGCCGCGCTCCTCGGCGGTCATCCAGGCGCCGCCCTGGCTGGTCTCAAACAGCCCCTTGGCGTCCTCCTCGGTGACGCGGAAGAACTGCCGCGCCGATCCATACATCTGCTCCAGCGCCCAGATCCGCCTGAGTATGACGGCGCAGTCCTCGCGCATCATGCGCGTGTCGAGCGACGCGCGGATGTTGCCCTGCTCCAGGAGCCCGATGAACTGCCGCGCGGTGCGCGGCGCGTTCGGCCGGTCGGAGCTGCGGCCGACGTTGGAATCGTCCAGGCCGGTCAACCGTTCCCCGATCGCTTGGACCTGTTGCCCCACCGTAATCGGGTAGGTGAGATCGGCCTTCGGTTGCACGATGTTGATGCCGGCAGGATTCTTCACCGGCACCGACACGAACGGCTCATAGACGAAGCTGTCAGGATCGAAACCGCTGGCGGGGTCGTAGAAGATGATCGGCCCCACGCTGAACTGCCCGGCCTGCGAGCCCAGGTTGTGGGCCACAGTGAGCTCGTTTTCGACCGCTTCCAGAAGCTCGAAGAACCCGGGCGACCAGTAGCTGCCGTCATGCACCAGCGCCGCCTCAACAATTGGGCGCCGGTCCGGCGACGTCGGGAACATCTCTGCCAGGTCCTGGCATCCGACCACCAGCCGCAAATCTGGCAGGTAGTACACCAGCAAATCGCTCTCAAAGCGTTCGCGCCCCTTCGCGTTCTCCGGCCGCGCGCTCTTGCGGCCCTTCAGCCGCCTCCAGCGCCCGTACCAGGCCCACACGCGCAGCGTGTTCGCCGCGCCCATGCTGCCCTCGCGCACCACGCCCTCGGCTTCGTCGGCCTCGCGCTTCATGGGGTCGTCGTAGGTGCGGCGGGCTTTCTGTTCGCTCCAGGCGAGAATCTGGTCCAGGTTGTCGCTGATGTTGGCGTAGGTGCCGTCGTCCTCGCCGTGTAGGAGGTCGTCGGGTGTGGCTTCGAACTTGCGGATCACCCACGAGAAGTTTTGAATCGTCTCCGCGTCCTCGCCTGGCACCACCAGGTCATCGGCCCAGAGCGGCTTGAACACCTGGCCGTCGTAGCAGACCTGGTCTTCCCAGCCCCCGCCTTCCATCGGCACGCGGAACGTCCGTCGGTCCCACTCCAGCAGCGCGTGAGCGCGGCCCATGAGGATCTTGCGGAAGCTGAACACCGCCATCGGTGCGACGAACTGCATCGAGTTGAAGACTCGCCAATTGACGAAGCATTCGACCTTCTCGGCCGAGCGGTGATCGCTGGGGCCGACTGGCTCGGCTACGATCTCGGCATCGTCGCCGAACATGGCCTCCAGCTCCTTGGCCCACTTGATGTACGTCTGCCACTGCGTCATCGGGACGCGGAAGTTTGCCTTGTCTTCCTTGCCGGCTTCGGCGGGCTCGGCCCGGTTGCGCCAGCGCGCATAGGCGCGGGTGAAGCGCGACATCCGCTCGACGTGGTCCACCTGCGCCGCTTCGAAGCCCTCCTCGATCCGGTTCGCCAGCCTTTGCAGTTCGTGGTCGGGCAGGTCGATCTGCGGAGCGTAGGCCTTGCGAGGAACCCTTGCCGGCGGCGGCGGGAGATCCGGCGGCGGCAAGGGTGGCTGCGACGACTGCGCAGGCGGCATCGGGAACTGAGGCGCGGAAGGCGGGGCCGGGAGCATGTCAGTTCTTTGCGATAGAAGCGACGCCGGCGACGCTGCCGTCCTTGGCGAGGATCAGCCCCACGCCGCCGACGATCATGCTCATGGTCGTCGGGTCGGCGGCCTTCGAGTGGTCCATGTAGATCGCGAACGCGCCCAGCGCAATCGTCACGATGCCGCTGAGCGTGGTCTTCCAGTTCCGGGTTACGTTCTGCATTACGCCTCCGTGATCGGTCGAATCGTCACCTTGCGCGGGCCGCAGTGGCGCAGCTTGACCAGCGGCTCGAACTTCTGAAGCGGCAGCGCCTCTTCGAGGGCACCCACCGGGATCACCGCCAACTCCAGGAAGCGGGCATGCCCAAGCGCCTTGTAGACCGCCTCGGGTGAGAGGATCTCTCTGCGCTCCTCCTGCTCGGAGATCTCGGCGGTGAACCGCTCCCCGCTGAACCGCGCGCCCTTCTTCGGGTTCGTGCAGACCGACTTCAGCTCCGTGCGGATCGCCTCCGCGCGTTTCTGCAGCGGTCGCAGCGCCGCGACTTTCGGTTCCAGGGCGCCCAGCTCATCCACCAGCGCGCCTAATCCAGTCCCTTGCTTCGTCTTTGCCACGCCCGCACATCGGCGTCAGCTCCTCAAGCTGCCAGCGCCTGGATGTGCGACACGGATCGGCCGTCAGTCACCGGCGTGCGGATCACCACCACCCGCGTGCCCGCGAAGTAGAGGTAGAACGGGTACAGCGGGTACGGCTCCATCTCGAGCAACGCTCTGCCCACGCGCCGCTCGACGCGATACGCCCCGTGGAAGAATGCCCCCCGATTCGTCTGCAGCGGTGCCAGGCATTCCGTGAACTCCCTCTCCTCCATGTGGTAGAGCCGCCACAGCTTCCGGTGCCACGGATCGAGGACGCGCCGGCAGAGCAGTTCGAAGTCGGCCCTGTACTCCGCGCTCGGGTATCCGGCCACCAGGCCGCCACCCCGCACCTTGGTGATCGCGGGCCGGCAGGTGTTGAACTCGCGCCCAATCCGGTGATGCCGTTCCAGACACAGGCGGAAGACCGCCCGATAGACGCAGTCGCAGGCGTGCGGCTTGCGCACCCACGTGATCCAGCCCTCGCCATGGCAGACCGCACAGTCGTGTTGACCGTTCGCCAGCGCCACGCCTCTGCACAGGACATTCAAAGCCGGATCAAAGCACCTCGCTCCTCTGATCGGCGTTGCCCGTAGCGCCGCACACCGCCCAGGCCGGCGAGCTGCTCGACCGACTTGCGCTGCGCGCGGATGTCCGCGCTCTGCGGCGCCGCTTCCAGGCCCACCAGCGCCAGCGCCGTCGCAATCACGGTGTCGTCGTGGCAGCCCGCAGCGTGTTCGGCCTTGCCCGACGCCTTGATGACGAAGCTGCGGCACTCGCTCAGAGTCACCGCGTCGTAGATGTAAAGCGACGGTTCGCGAATGACGCGATCCAGCTTGGAGATGAGCTGCGGCCGGGTGACGGTCGTGGTCTTCCAGCCCAGTTTGTCCAGAGTGTTGGAGGCCTCCGTGCTGTACCGCTCGGAGGGGTCTGGCTCGCGGTGGTAGATCTTGCCGGGAGGATAGCGCAGCCGCATCAGCTCCTCCAGGAAGGCGATGCCCGGCCCGTTGGCCTCCGGCGTGATGTACGCCCAGTGATACCAACGGCCCAGCAGATACGTCACCCGCGCCCAGGCCGAGGGCTGCAACCGCCAGCGCATCAACGCGACCTGCTCGCCCGTCGCGATGTCGAGCACCGAGGATACAGAAAAGTCTGGGTTCTCTCCGCCGATCTGGCTGCGCCCCGCGATCGCGTTCACGTCCACGCCCTCGCACACGTCCACGCCAATCGAGTAGCGATGACGCTCTGCCGGCCGCGCGAAGACGGTGAGAATGCCGTGCTCGTCAGGAATCACCGCCACGGTCTCGCGCCCGCTGTCCTCGTCCAGCTCGAGGTGGCAGCGCATTCCGTCCCGAACCGGCATCCTCGACAAATGCGGCTGGCTGAAGCGCGGTCGGCCCGAAGCGATGAAGGCTTCGTCGGGTGTGGAAGGGAACTCCTGATGGAAGGACTCGACGCTGCCGCCCAGGTCGTTGGCGATCTTCCACCGGCGCCAGGCGAGCTGCTCGAACGAAACCTGATGCACGCGCATCAGCGTCTGCTCCTCGGCGTCGAGCGAGTCCTGGAACTCGCGCCGCGAGCACTCCAGATCGCGGGTGTACTCGGGATGCTCCCACCAGGCGAAGAACAGCGGCACCCACTCGGTCTCGACGGCCGGATCTATCGCGCGCTGCCAGAGCTGATAGAACTCGCCGCCCATGCCGTTGGCGGTCGATTCGGCCACCACCATCGTGTCGGGATCGTCGGGGACGGCTTGCATTAAGCCGTCCATGAGCACCTTGGGGTTCGGCCAGAAAGCGAACTCGCTCAGGTGGAGAAACCGCAGCGACTTCGAGCGGCCCGCCGTCGTCGTGCCCGCCGTGGCGACCTCGATGCGGCTGCCGTTGGCGTACTCAATCAGCCCCTCTTCCGAGAAGCGCGCCTGCTCGGGCCGCCTTACGATGCCGAATGGTTTGAAGCTCTGGTGAAACTGCTTGTAGTAGCCGAAGATGTTGGTCGCGCTGTCCTCATCGTGGGCGACCACCAGCGCGCGCTGCCCAGGCGCGAACGGGACCTCGTGCATGACCTCCGCGGCGAATCCCGTGGACACCCAGACCTGGCGGGCCTTGAGGTAGACGATGCGCACCGGCCGCCCCGCTGCGCGCAGCTCCCGAATCTTCTCGCTCAGCCGGCGCTGCGCCGGGCCGAGCGCCATCGGCACAGGCACGCCGCGCTTATCGCGGATGGTGAGGCACTGCCGGCAGAACTCAGCATGCGTCTTGAACTGCTGCAGGAAGTCGGTCAGGTACTGACCCTCATAGGTCACGCGGCATCCGCCAGCTCGCGCATGGTCCAGTCCCGTCGCAGCTCGCGCAGCACGGCACAATGCACCTGCGACGCACGGCTCCGCCCGACGCGCCCGATCGCGCGACCGACCTGGGTCATGTTCCGGCCTTCGGTGTAGTGCAGCTCGACCACCTTGCGGCCTCGAGCACCCAGCCCGCGAACCCGCTGCTGCACTCGCGCCTCGAACCTGGCGCGGTCGATGTCAATCTCCTGCGTCGGCTGCACCGGGCGGTCGAACTCCCCGAGCTGCAACGCCATCGACTCTCGGAGATTCCGGCGCCGGAGAAGCTCCATCACGCGCCAGAAGAGGAACCGTTTCAGCCACTTTTCAATCGGCACGCCCTGACGCGGGTCGAACTTCTCGACGCCCTCAATCAACAGCAGCGAGGCCTCGCCCTCGAGGTCTTCCCTCACATCGACGTGTGCGGGCAGGTTAGCGGCCAGGGTCCGAGCCACCAGCCGAGCCAGGTACAGATGTTTCTCCACCAGCTCATTGCGTTCCTCGATCTTCATCGCTCGTGTGTTTCTCCAGGAGAGTCTTGAACTGCTCGAACGTGATGGTCTGTATCTCTTTGGGTCCCTCGTCGGGTTTCGGCGTGGGTCTGCCAGCGAGACAGAGGTCGATCAGCCGCCGCACCGCGGTCATGCGCGCGTAGTGATCGACGCCCACTTCGATGGACTTGTGCGAGCGCGTTTCGCCGGCTGCATCCTTCGTGGTTTCAGTGACGACGAGCTGAAACTTGCAGGCCCCAAGCGCCGCTTCGATGCTGTCGAGGGATTTGACCAGCAGCGCGTCGATGCGCGCCGCGTGCCCGTCCAGAGCCTTCGCGATGAGTAATCGGCACTCGGGAGAGGCCGCGTCTTTGAACGCGGCTGCGCGGGAGATGCCCTGCTCCCGCGCAACCTCTCCCGGTGCCTTCCCCTCCAGCAAGCCCTTTGCGACCTTGGCGCGCCGAACGCTGCGCCCGGCCTTGCTGGTGTTCTTCCTCGACTTACTCTTCGCAGCCATCCGCCACTACATCGGCACGCCGAGCACCAGCAGCCAGCGAGGCGGAGAAAAACGTGAAGAACTTTACACTACAAGTTTTTGGCTCTATCCTGAAGCAAACATGCAAAGGCTAGCAATGGCCGATGCGCAGTGGCGACCCAGCGCCCCCCGTGTTCTGTGTAGAACAGGAGTGCCCTGTCATGGGTGACCTCCGCCGCTCGGAAGCCAATCGCACCTGTCTGCTGACTGACGTTCGTGTTTTTCTGTTCGGCGGTCTCGCCGCCGGATTGGTCCTGTTACTTGTAGGGGGCAAGAGACAATGAGCGCGCCCGTCCCCAAAAGCATCATCGAAGCCGTCCGCGAAGCCATCGTGGACGGACTGCGCGCCACACACGGCTCCAAAGATGGCGCGGCCTACGTGCTGGACATCGGCCGCTCCACGCTCTACCGACGACTTAGGCAGCTCGATATTCGTCCCGAGGAGTACTCCAATTGGGGAGACCGGGCGGCGTGAGAGCGGTCGCGCTCACGTCAGACTGCAGTTGAACCGACAAACCCTCGCGGTAGCCTGACCTTCGCCGAACTGGAGCACGGGCGCTCCCGCCTTCAGCGCAGCCGAGCTACCTGGCGGGGACCAACAACCAGCCGCAGGCGTCAGTCTCCGACCGGGAACCGCCGCCGGGCGTCCTCGCAAAACTCCTGCTCCCGCCGCCGGTCCTTGAACAGCCCCCACCCCAAGGCCACAGCTCCGAGGACCACGAGTACTACCGGGACTACCAACCACAAGTACCAGTTCATCTAAGGCCCAAAACGACGCGCGCGCAATGCCCAACCGTCGTATACTTGTCGCGATGGTAAAAGAATGGTTCTCCCGAGACGACGCCGCCAAGCGGCTGAGATGCAGCATCAGGCAGGTTGAGCGCTACGCCGTCGCCGGCCACATCCGCCGTGTCGGCCGCGGTCGCTACTCCATCGCCGACCTGGAAGCCCTCAAGGCCAGGATCGACGCCGGGGAGCTTGTCCCCGCAAACAACCCGGAGGACTCCGTTCGATCCGTCCGCCAGCTCCAGACGACCGCCCTGGAGACCGTCGCCCCAGTCGCCAGCGCCCTGGAGGCGTTCGCCGCGTCGATCAGCCGCATCCAGGAGCTCGGCCCGATCCTCGAGAAGCTCGGCGCCAGGCTCGGCCCGCCGGAGCCGGAGCCCTACTACATCGGCATCCGCCGCGCCGCGCAGATCACCGGCCTGCCGATGTCCATGATCCGCGCAGCCGGGCTCATGGGCAAGATCCGCGTCTCGTGTGCGGGCGAGAAAGGGCCGCTGCGGGTGAACCGCCTCGACCTCGAGAAGCTCTGAAGGGCAGGGAAGCGGACGGGGCGGACCCGCCCGCTCGTTGCCCGGTGTCATCATGTAGCCACGGCCCTCGCCGCGGCCGCCTGCTCCATCGGCACCGCCTTTCTCGCCTGGTCTCACTTCTCACACTCCAAGATCATCGCGCTGATGTTATCGTCCATCCGGCGCAACGCGCTGCGGATCACCTGTAGGCTGCCGTGATACCGACTCGCGTCCAGGTGCAGGCCGCGCAACTGTTCCCCTACGACCGCATGACCCCGCATCAGTTCGCCCAGCAGCAGCAGAGGATTGACGTCAGTCGCCCGAGTCTCCGCAACTTGCTCCCCAGGCCTCGGCTGCTCCAGCTTCCCGAACGTCACCGAACGATGCCCGCCCGTTGCCATCACAGGCCTCCACTCGCCGCCGTTTTGGGCTCGATCACGCGCAGTTCGTCGGGCAGGTAGTAGATCCGCCAATTCCCAGGGAAGCAGACCACGACGCGCTCGCCGGCGATCCTATCGACCTTGCCGAGGACGTCCTTCGGAAACAGCGCCCCGGGCGTCAGGACTTCCACCGTGTCGCCGGGCTTCATCGCGTTACCGCCAGGGCCAGTAGCCGGATGACCTCGCGCCGCATCGCCGACCACTCTGGGAGATGCGCTCCGCAGTGCCATTTCGCAATCGCTAGTACCGTCTTCGCGCACGGCGAGCAGAGATCCTCTTCCACCCACGAGCACGGCGGATCGCACGGCTCGCGCTCAGTGCAGCCGCAGATGCGGCATCGCACAAGGCCATCACGATCACGCCGTACTCTGTGGGTTGTCTCCCCTCCGTTGCGAGCTTAGGAGGCTTGTGCTTCGTGGCCACGCGCCACCTCCTTGCCCTTCGCTAACCGGTAGCCGTACACGACCGGGCGCAGGCTCAGCAGCTTCACGTCAATGAGCCCTTTGAGTAGCAGCACGCCCAGGCCGTGCGAAACTCTGCCCTTGATGTTGGCCTTGCCGGCGATCTCGCGCGCCGTCCTCCACACCACCGCGTCCACGGCCTTCAGAATCAGCTCTTGCGTCGTCGTCACGCCGCCTCCAGCGCCGAGTTCGGCCCAACCCTTCGCCATTCGCACCCCGTCGCGTCTGAGGCCGCGTCGCGCACCGCAGGGTTCTGTGGGATCACCATGAAGTTGTCCAACTCCGCCGCCTCCATCGCCACCAGCAGCGGCCGCGCTGCGTCCTTGTGCGCGATGCGCGTCTCTTTGTGCTGCCCTTTGTCGTGGTGGAAGTGGCACCACTGGCACAGCATCGCCAGTTCGTGGTCTGCATTGCACTGCGGATCGTGCGTCAGGTGCGCCAGCGTCAGCACGATTTTCTTGACGAACCGCTCACAGAGAAACACGCTGGCAGGGCAGCGCTGCACTCCGAGATCATCGCGCGCCCAGCCGGTCAGGGGATCGAGCCACCAGCCGCCATTGCGCCACACGCCCAGGTGGTTCGGCACGCCGCAGCGTTCGCACGCATGGTGCGCGCGCTCGATCAGTCGCGCCCGCCGCGCCTGGTACACAGGCCCGCTGTAGATCCGGTCGCCGTTGGCGTCGCAGAGCTTGCGTTGCTCAGGAGTGAGCGGCACAGGCCTTCTCCTCGGGCAGCATGTCAATCCTCACAGCGTGGCCCTTCAGTCTCATGGTGGCGACGCGCTTCTCCAGTTTTCTCGCCACCGCCCCCTCCGCAATCGCTACCACCCGATCCGGGTTGTAAAACCGCCACATCATCAGGATGCAGTCGCCCCCGCCCAGCCCCGGCATCACCTTCATCATGCGCTCCGCCAGGCTGTTCAGCTTCTGGCTGCGCTTCCGAAACCTCTCCTGCTTCGTCGCCTCCCTCATTCGTGCCTCCACGCTCCAAGAACCATTGCCGGAAAGGGATCGCGTTGCGACCGCCCTGGAAGCAGACGGAGAAGCTCTCGAAGGGCGCCACCGCCGATCTGCCGAACTCGGGGGTGTTAAACCACTTGCACGATTGCCAATCCGGCGCCAGCCGCTCCTCGGTTTCCATGGGGCACGGCGCAAACGTGACCATGCGCATCCCGCACTGGTTGCCCAGCGACGCCATCATAACGCGCTCTTTCGGGTACGCCGTGAAGCCGTAGAACGGGCAGGGCATCAGTGCACCATGCGCTCCGGGCCCCGGAGCTGCGGGAACATGACAATGCCTTCGCCAGGCTCCAGTTCGTCGGCCACCAGCAGCAGCAAGCGCGCCAGTTCGCGCACGCACGCGGGAGGCAATCGCATTTCCTCCAGCGGGCCATCCACCTCGAGCCCCACCACCTTGCGCGCTACGTCAACGACCACGCCGACTCTGCGAACCTCGAGTTCGCCATCCATCGCCGCCTCCACCTACTGCCCGTCGCACGTCACCAGGTCATCGGCCGCCCACGCGCCCACCGGAGTTACCACCGCGCCCACCATGGCGTAGTCCACAGTCGGCGTCTGCCGGATCCCATTTCGAATCACGACCGTCGAGCGCACGGCCTGCGTCGGCACCGTGTACTTGCCCGTCGCGTCAGGCGTCAGAACGATGTTGTAGGAACGGATCGGCGTGCTCGACAGCTCGATGTTGAGGTAGCCGTCCTGCAGGGTGATCCCCGGCTTTAGGGTGATCGGCACGCCGTTGCCCGCGGCATCGAGCCCGACCAACTGCGCGCCAGGTGTCCCGTGCAACTGGCTCAGAGCCACGCGCGTGGCGCCCTGCATCCCGAGAGCCGCCAGCAACCCCACCCAAATCGCCGCCGCCATCCGCGCCAGCGCCATCAAGAACCCGCTTCGAGTCGTTTCCTCGGCCACTTATGCCTCCTTCTGATCTGCGGCACCGTGCTCGCCGTCAGCGCCGGCGCCTTCTCTGGCGTGTGCCGCGCGTAGAATTCCATGATCCGCTTTGCCCCGCGAACCCAGTCATCCGGCGCAACGAAAAGGACTCGCCACCCTACACACTTCCTGGCCAAAGCGTCGTGCTCCTGTTGCGCGCCGAATCGCGAGGCCGGATCGCATGGACGGTCCCCCGGCTTTGTGTTGCGCACAAGCACGCCCGACCTCAAGCACCCCGGGCAGAACCAGACCGCGATGCCCGCGAACCCTGACCCAACCGGAATCCATTCACTCATGAGCCCGCTCCCGCATGATCCGCGCGGCGTCGTCAACCACCTGAATCACCAGGCCCCAACTCGTGATCGGGTAGCCGCTCCTGACCTTCGCCAGCACCGCGTCGCAGAACTTCCTGCGACCAATCTGCCGCTTCAGCTTCCAGAGCGTCTCTATCTGCCAGGTCGTCAGGCCCCGACCGACCGTGTCCGAAGGCACCGTCTCCTCCAGCCACTTCACCATCGCCGCCTTGGAGTCGTCCTCAGTCGGCGCTGCCTTCTCAGCCGGCGCGGGAACGGCCGCCGCCGGCACGACGTACTCGACGCGGGCCGTCAGCCCCTCGGCGAGCATCGCCTCGCGCACCTGGTCGCCGTACTCGTCGGTGAGCCAATCCTCCGTCGCCTTGTCCGGCACTAGAACCATGAGCACTCCGTTCGTGTGCCCGACTTCTCGAGTCCTAGCCACCCAGTTGTTGAACACGTCGAGGGTCAGTTTGTCGGCCAAGCGTGTCTTGACCGCTTCCCAGCTCCGCCCGACGGGCCCCCGCTCGGGTAGTGGTACAACCGCGTTTTCTTGGGGTGAACTGGAGTTCACCTTGACGGTGTTAAGTTGTTGAAACTGCACGGCCGGGTTTTCGGAAAATGCTTCCTTGCCCGGAGGGTGGAAATCAGGGGTAGGACCCCCTCGGGCAGCCGCAATCGGCTCCAGGTTCTCGCTCATCAGCACGCCGTCGATCTCGACCAGGTCGGCCGGGAAGACCAGGCCACATCCTGGACACTGGACCACCGCCTCGACGGTCTCGAGTTCAGGCTCGGACTCAGGTTCCTTGACCGCGGTCTTAGCAGCCATGAGCTGCGGACCCTCAACCCTGGCCGTCCGAGCCGGCTGCTTGATCCGGCGCGGGCCCTCGTATGGGATGGCATCGACCCCGTCCCAGTTGAGACCATAGGCGAAGGTCGCCCCGGTCGGCCGACGAACGAACAGGCCGATCTTGACGAGCGTCTTCAGAACTTCCTTCATTTGGCGAGGATCGAGGTTCGCCACCTGCGCCAACTGCTTCACGTTCACCGCCTCCGTGTACTCAACCGGCGGCGCGTCAGCCGACTGCATGTACGCCAGCAAATCGGA